TTCGGGCCTTGCCCTTCATCGCCTCGCGGGCCTTCTTTGCCATGTCAGACATGCACGTCACTCCGGAGTTGACGGGGCGTCCCCCGTGCCGCTTGGTTAAGGGACAGTTTCCTCGCGCGGCGACGAGACATCTTGAAGCGCAGACGCGCCGGTTCCAGCGGCCATCAATGGGATGCCGTATTTGCGAAGTATGTCAATCAGCTTGTCATCAAAGACGACATAGTTCCGTGATCCTTCGCCAGCGCCACGGGAGCCTTGGTCAAGATATTTGATGCCGGGGATGCCAGCTTTTCTAGCTGCTTCCTCAAGCTCGCCAGCATTACCAAGCGTTTCATACGCACCACCAAAGCTCATACGATTAAATTCTTGAGGCCCAATGTCGCGACGAAGATCTGTAATCATGGGAAGCCTGTTAAGCATTGGCTGCTCAGCAGCAGGTTTATCCCAATCAAGAAACTGCTCAGGATTAGCGCGAATATTGACTTCGTACATGCTGCCGGGGTTTGGCACAGCCCCCGCATCTCGCGCAGCCATCAACCGATTAAGATCTCGGGTGATCAAATCACGCCTTTCAGGCTGGGTTTGAAGAAGTTCAAAACCACGCTCAATCGCATTGTCGATACTCTTGTAAGCAGGAACCTTGATATTCAAATGCTCTAAAGTGAAAGGATCGAATATCTCTCCTGCCGAAGTTTTGTAGGTTCCGGAAGTCAGCTTGTCTCTGTAACCCCGCGCAACAGGCTCAGCTTCCGCAAAATACAGCCCATGCCCATACGCCTGCGCGCCTTCGCCCGTTCCGATTTTGGATAGGTCAAAACGGTCAAAGCTATGCGGCGAACCGTGGTAAGCGCGGACGCCTCGCACCGCATCGAGCCCACGGCGAATTAGACCCGAACCACTCGCCTCGGCATCTTCCGGAGCCAGCGTGGCAGCACCAGCGCCAACCGCAGTCGCGGTGCCGGGGTTGCGGGCGACGAAGCGGCGAGCCGCCTCAAGGCCGCTGCGCACGGCGTCTCCGGCCTGCCTGCGATAGGCAACCGCAGGGGCTGCAACGCCGAGAGCGCCTGTCACGCCAGCACCAAGATAGTCGCCCTTGTCGAGGGCGCTCTTGGTGTCGATTACCGCCTCTCCAAAGTCAGACGCAGCCGCCAATGGCGCAGCCGGCGTGAAGTAGAACGGCACGGTCTTAAGCGAGTACGCAGCCTGCGCCATGCCCGACAGCGGCCCAGCCACGTCGTAGGGAGCCTCACCGAGCTGCCGCTTGCCGATGAAGCCACCCTCGATCTCGATGGGCCGCATCGGCTTGCTGGGCGCGTGCGTCATGCTCCGAATGTCTTCGGGCTGCTGCGCAATAGCGCGCATGCGGTTCTCGTATTGCTGGATGTCAGCTTCTGGCTGAGAGCCGCCACTCAGCCCGAGCATGCGAGAGAAAAATCCGGGCATCGCCTCGTACTTTTCTGCCGCAGGCGAACCACCATCCGCCATCACCTGACGCCCGACGTTCGGCAGGTACTGCGTGGGATACTCGTCTTCGAGGAGGCGGCCACCTTTTACCCCGCCCCCATCCGCAAACCCCTGCTCGCCCACAAACTTCATGAGGGCCGCCGCGCGGCTTGCGTCATCGCCGTATTCTTCAATGCGATTGATGCCCATGTTGCGAATGCGGTCCACAACGCTTCCGGGCACGTCAGCAGGAACAACAGCCCCCGCAAACTCGCTCAGGGGCACCCCGCGCTGCGGCTTAGCCTCGAAATACTCGGTCGGCATGTCGCGGAGATGAGACAGGAAGCTGCGCGCATCAGTCAAAGCCTCCGCAGGGAGGTCTTTGTAGTCATAGGCAAACTCAGAAGGCCTCCCCGTGCGAGCATAATCAGTCAGCACCTCCGGGAAGGCTGACCAAGATCGACGATATGAATCAGTCGGCTTAAAGTATGGCTCAAAGCGCTCGCGCAAGCGCTCCATCATCTCAGCGGACATATCCTTCTGAGCACCAAACTCGCTGGCCGGGATGATCTTGTCTCGGGCCGCCTGCATCTCCGGTAGAGAGCCAAACTGCGGCGTCACCTGCGCCCGGATGGATGCTGGACCATAGTTGAAGCTCTCGCCGCCACGGATGTTGCCCTTCATCTCACGCAACACGTTTTCCATGGTAAGTGGCGCATAGCGACGCCTGCCGGCGGGCGTGAAGCCCCGGAAGATCTGATCATCTTCCACGTCAGGAAAGCGCGGCGAGTACACGTCAGACCCGAAAACCGGCGTCTTTCGCCCCGGAGTCACCATCTCGACCGGCGCAACCAAAGAGATGTCGCCAAACGACGTGTAACCCTGCGACGGCTTCGTAATAGCGATGCTGGGGGCCGGCAAGCCGCCAAGCCGCTCGATCATGTCCAGCTTGCGGCCTTCGGCGGTGTTGTGGATCCCCATCAGGAGGTCTTTAGGGGCCACGGCCTTTCGGGCAGCTTCGATAGCTCGCGCGATCACGCCGCCCTTCTGATAACCCTCGCGCTCCTCAACGGGGCCACCATCCTCGCGATTGCGCCGGAACATGATCGACGCCGCGCCCACGTCAGAGGGCTCGACATCGAAGCGGGGGCCGAGCGTGTCGCCCACATACTCGCGCAGCTCGCGCGGCGTGAAACCCTTCTGGTAGCGGGCGCTGTCGCCCTCGCCGATGATGAGCGACATGGGCTCCGGCCCCGGCTCGCCCCGAGCAGCCATCACGTCGCGTCCGCGCGTCGAGATCACGCCACCACCGCCCGGCTCCACGATGCGGCCCATGTTGAGCACCGCCGACTGGCGCGCCTCCGGATCCAGCACGTTCAGCACGTTCAGGTTCACGAGGCGGCGATACACGTCGTCCGGGATGTCCTCGGGCTTTGTGAACGTCGGCGTCCAGCCCTGCGGGTAGGGCTCGAACGTGTCGGCCCCGATGCTGCGCAGGCCGTGGCCTCGCCCCGCACCATAGTCGATGGCCCGGCCCTCGATACCTGCACGCTCCAGATGGCGGAGCGCCTTGTCGTAGGACGGCCCGGTGGTCGCAATCTGGGTCAGCCGGGAGTTCTCGGCGGGCGGCAGACCGCGAACGGCCCGCAGCGCCTTCAGGATGACGCCACCGTCTGCGAAGCCGTCACGGGGCTCTTCTTGCGCCACCGGCTGGTCAGCCATAGACGCAGCCCCAGCGCCAGCGGTCATCATGGGAAGGCCGTACTTCTTCATGATGTCCACCATCCTGTCATCAAATACAACGTAGTTGCGAGTGCCTTCACCAGCATCGCGAGATCCGGCGTCGAGATACTTAATACCGGGGATGCCGGCCTCAAGAAGCTCTTGAGATGCGCTCACGCCCCTATCAAAAGATGGCACAAAACCAATAGTTGAGCGATTACTATGAGCGATTGCTTGATATACATCCGCACCAGTAGGGCTATTGAAGCGAGCATATTTATCTATTGCTGCCTGCAAAGAAGATGCTGCCTCGGGGTTACTTTTTGCCACCAAGTTAACAAAATCTGCACTTTCTTGGCCTCCGCTCAAAATTGGCTCTAAAAATCCACGCGAACTTGCTGCGCCTTCATAGGGCGTACCAGAAAGCGGATTGCCAAAAGCCGAGCGAAATTCATCATCATTATACGCTCGCCCTTTACTTGGATTGACGCGCGCCTGAAAAAAGTTTTGCACCACTTCAGGCTGTTCTCGTAGCGGCTTGTCCCAATCCAAAAACTGCTCTGGATTGGCGCGGATATTGACCTCGTATGTGCGCGGACCAGCAATCTGACCACTTCTCAAAATATCCAACGCCTGTTGGCCTTCTTGAGCCAGCAAGCGATGACCTTCTTCAATATCAGGTCCGTTTCCGTATTTGCCGGGAACGCCACGCGCAGAGTTGTACTCAATGTCTCTCAAAAGATGATCGATAGCTTTGTCACGATCAAACTTATTGGCGAAAAGAGCAGTCGCGGCTGATCTTTCTGGCCCAGATGGCATTTTGTTCCAAAACTGTCGCCAATAATCGCCGCCCTGACCGCTAACTTTAGGGCTTTCTGCGAAATACAACCCATGCCCATAGGCTTGCGCGCCCTCACCCGTCCCGATCTTGCTCAGATCGAACCTGTCAAAGTCATGAGGAGAGCTGTGATAAGCGCGAATGCCCTCACGGGGCGCAGCAGCAGGCTTCCTGACCGCCTCTAGCGCCCGCCGAACCAGCTTCTCTCCGGCCATCTTACTGCTCCGTCAGCGGGGGCTCGTTGCTCTGGAGACGCTGTAGCATCGCCGGATCGAGCATGTTCTGGACGATGGGCAGGCCCATCGGGTTCTTGGCAATGTCCTGCGCCAAGCGCACGGCGGCGAGACGCTCGCGGCTCTCGCGCTCGCGCTCGCGATTGAGGGACTCAAGCTCCGCTTCCTGCCCCTTGAAGGCCATTTCGCGCTCGCGAAGCTGCAACTCCGCCACCTTGAGCGGATCGGGCTGGCCTTCCTGCTGGCCTCCGGCCTCGGCCATCGTCTTCTGCACGTCGGCCTGCGCCCGCATGGTGTCGGCGTCGGCCTTCTGCTTTTCGATGGCCAGCTTCGCCTTGGCGTACTCGACCTCGGGCGGATCTTTCTGCTGAAGCGAGGAGGGCGGCACCATAAACTGCTGCGGGTTGCTCCAGCCCATGGCCTGCAAGGCGGCGCTATCAATCGCAATTGGATCGTACAGCGACGGGCTGGCCTGCTGAAGCTGCTTCAGCCCCATGATCTTCATCATGCGCTGGGTCTGGCTCGCCGTGTTGGGGTCGGCCTGCGGGACCAGATCGCAGTCGTTGATGGCCTTGAGGAACGTCTGCTCGTCCCACTGGATTGTCGGCTTGTTGCAACGCTGCCAGAAGCTCTCCGGGTTCTCCTTGAAGCACCGAACCAGCAGCTTGAACTCCTCGGCCTGCGCCGCGTGCATGCGCTTGTGGACCGAATTGAGCACCTTGGTCGCCTGATCGATGAGGGCGAGTGTGGTGCCAACGGGGGCGTCGGCCCGGCCCTCGCCAACGGCGACTTCAGCCGTCCCACCAACGCGCTGGCCCGTCTCCACCATGTTGGAGATCAGGTTCATCAGGGCTTGGCCGGGCTCCTTGTAGGGCAGCGGCATGATCGCCTGACTGATCGGCAAGCCGCCGGTCTTCACTAGAGCCCCGCCGCCCGGAGGCACGCGGAAGATGTTTGTGTTTTGCCTGCCGCCCGTGTCTGCCATCAGGAAGCCGGGGAAGTTGGCGTACATCCCGGCATCGAGCATCTCGCGCCATCCAGCCGTCGCCGCGTTGGTGGTGTTGCCCAGAATATGAAGGAGCCCGATGTCGTAGAAGCCGAAGCCGGGGACGAACGTGTACTTCACGAAGTTCGTGCGGGCTTCGGGCAGCTCCGCCTCGTCCTCATCGTAGTTGCGGACGATGGACAGGATCTCGCGCGTCGAGAGGTCAATAGTGACGCGGTAGGGAATCTCCAGCCCCGTTTCCTTGCCCCTGAAGCGATGCTCGAAGCCGCGAATGTCCAACTCGCAGTAGCACTCGTAGATCTCGCGGTCGCGGTCGTCAGGGTTGCTGGAGGTGTCCGCAATGCCCTGCGTGGCGCGCTGAGCGCGCTGCACAGCGTCGAGGTTGGCGGCCTTAGGTTGGGACAGGTCGATGTCCCGATAGACCCCCAGAAGCTGCAAGCGGCGCACCGTCGAGGGCTTCATATAAACCCGATGCGTGATCCGCTTCGCGTTCTTCAGATCTGTTGCAGCATTGTTTACAATCAAATCGTCGGCATCGACGGTCTCGCTGACCGGCCTGTTCCTGAGCGGGCAGAAGTAGACTTTTTTAAACGCGGTCCCGCCGAAGCCGAGCATGAGGAGCATGCGGTCGGTGTCGGGATAATACTCGGACGCCACGTCCGTCAGGTAATGGTTCAGGTCGCGCTCCAGAGCCCGCGCAAGCTGGTCCTGCTGGAGGTTGGCGTTGTTGTTGTCGTTGCGGATCTTCACCGGCCCGTCGGTGGGCAGAAGCTCAGAGCGCGCATTGGCCTGAAAGCGCAGCACCGCCTCCAGCAACAGCGGGTGACGGACCTTGCTCATACCCTCGACGGGAGCGCCGTCGGACGCACCCTGAAGCCCGGGGATCTCGATCTTGAGGCCCAGCAGGTTGATGCCCTGCGCCCGGTCGTCAATCCACTCTTGGCGGCTGCGCAGGTCGTCATCGATCCCGCGCAGGAGATCGTCCGCGATCCGGCCCAGCTCCATGCTGTCGATGTCATCGACCAGATTGTCGAACCAGCCGGTCGGCCCCCGAGCGCCCGGGCCGTCAATCGGCTTGCCGTCGAGGCTGACGGACACCGATCCGTCGGCGTGCTCGATGCGCAGAATGTTGCCCTTCGTGTCTACGTCGGGCACGTCCTGACCGGCCTCAATAATCACCTCGGGCATCTCAAAGCCCGGCAAACGGATGTTGGGATTTACGAGACCGGCCATTTTTACGCCTTTTCAGACAGCAAACGCTCTATGTCTTCAACAAAGCGCCGCAGACCCTCCTGCGCCGCCATAGTATCAGACTTCGCTTGTATGGTATAGGTGCGCACATAGTCGTGCGGCGGATCCCCGAAGACCTCGACCGAGAACCGGCCAAGTCTTCCCGGAACGGGCGATGTCTCCACATCTACAGTCGCCCGGCACAGTATTCTCTCAGACATAACAGCAGCCTCAAGCTAAATGGGATACAGCGGCGCGGGCGGCCCGCTCCGGTGCATAAGCTGATCTTCAATCTCGGCAGACCGTTCCGCAGCGCGGGACAGCAGCCCAAGCTCGCGCAGGTGTCGCAGGCCCATGGCCACGGTGTCAACGAGGTCGTCATGCTTGCCCTTCGGGAAGACCTCGCACTGGCGGATCACCGTGTCTGCCCAGCCCCGGTCCGGGGCGTAGATCAACCCCTCGCTGAACAGATGCTGGACGCTGTAGAGCCGGGCCAGCTTGTCGATGGATCCCGGGTTGACCAGTTGGACGCCCCAGTCCTCTCCGCCATACAGGCGGCGCAGCTCCTGCGCCACGCTGATCCCGGCGGCCTTGCTCTCGATCAGGAGCTTGTCCACGCGCATGCGCTGGCAGGTGCTCGCCACCTTCTCGATGAGGTCCGACAGCTCAATGCGCTCCTGCCACGCCGACATGAGGATCACGCGGGGCGCGCCCTCGACGTAGGTGCGCTGGATCTCCGAGATCCCCTCGCCGTCCCGGCGAGCGATCCTGTTGGCGATGGCGACAGACGTGTCGGACGAGAACACGCCCCAGACAGTCAGGGCGCTGAAGTCGTTTTCTTGTTTGGTCGTGTAGGCCGTGTCGAGGCTGGCGATCACGTAGTCCATGGGCGGGTAGGCGTCAGCCTCCCAGAGCTTCCACCAGTCGGCCTTGATGACGCCGCCGCCTCGGGGCGTGGGCTGCTGCTGGAATTGACCGGCGGTCGCGTATGGCCCCATGACGCGCTCGTCACGGTCCACCACGTCCAAGGGGAACCGGGCCGGGAACAGCAACTCGCCGTCCATGGTGCGCGGATCCTCGACGCCCAGCTTAGTCACGCAGTGGCGCGTCGTGTCGTACCGCATGGGCAGCATGATGTGATCGTAGCCGAGCCCCTTGTCGATGATAACGCCAGACACGTCCTCCTCGTGCAGGCGCTGCATGATCACCACGATGGCGCTGCGCTTCGGGTTGTTGAGACGGGTCGGGACGGCTTCGAGAAACCACTCGACGGTCGAACGCCGCATGGCGTCAGAGTTCGCCCCGTCCACGCTATGCGGGTCGTCAATGATGACCCGATCACCGCGCGCACCCGTGATGGATCCGGCGGCTGCGGCCTGCCGGAAGCCGGTCGCCGTGTTCTCGAACTTGGTCTTCTGGTTCTGGTCGCCGGTCAGCGTGACGCGCTCGCCCCACCGCTCCTGATACCAGTCGGACGATATAAGGCGGCGCATGCGCAGCCCGTCGCGCACGGCGAGGTCTTGCGAGTGCGACGCGCAGACGTAGCGCAGGTGCGCCATGTTGCGCGGTCCCCACTCCCACGCGGGCCAAAATACGTTCGTGATGAGCGATTTCATCGTGCCGGGCGGCACGTTCACCAGCAGGCGGTTGTAGGGCGAGCCATCATCTAGTTCGACGCCATCAGTGATGGCCTCCAGATGCTCCGCGATGAAGTCGATATGCCAGCCGTGGACGTACTCGGCCCCGGGCTCGATGATGTGCCACGATTGCCGAACGAACTCGGCCAGCGACTCCTCGCACTCCGCTTTGGAGATGGAGAGTAGCTGGCCTTCAATATCGATTAGCTTGCCTTGGAAATTGAGGATCATAGGCTTGGAGGCTCGGGCAATGGCATCCAATGAGTAGGCCGAAATTCACATTGCGCCACCGACCAGTCATCGGCGTCATCATCCCAATACATTCCCTCTGCCCACATTCCCCTTTCATACCAAGCCAAAGTTATGCGCTGCTTCCCTAGACGGTCATAGTTACAAGCAAGAAGAACCGACGTTCCATCTTTTGGCGCGCTATCTATTGAGCGCCAAGCCCCAAACGCAGCACAAACCCCGAACACATGATCGGCGTCTTCTTTGCTCATTGATGCTTCGCTCATAACCTATCCCTTCGCCAACTTGTGAGTTTTACACGGCGCATGACACATGGCGAGATATGTCTCGCCAGTGCTTTCCTCTCGCCAGCACGCGAGCCGCATGGCCTTTCGATGGCGTAGCGACTGAGTGTAGACGAGATCTCCGTCTGGCTCCTCGTAGCAGTAGCCGTTGGCGTCATCGAGGTCCGGGCGGCGCAACCAGCCATACTGCCAGTGCCAGCCGGTAGAAACGAGAGTGCTAGACATCGAGCATCCCCATAACTGGCCGCGCAGCGTCAATTCTGGCGCGGGCTATTTCAATGTATTGTTCTTCTCGCTCAATCCCTATGAAGCCAAACCCCTCCAGCTTTGCAGCCTTGCCGGTTGATCCACTGCCCATGAACGGGTCCAGCACCACGCCGCCGGGCGGCGTTACGAGACGCACTAGGTAACGCATCAAGTCGGTGGGCTTGACGGTCGGATGATTGTTACCTCTGCCGCGATCTTTTTTCGCGGCCTTGGCGCAATAGAAGAAACGGGCGGCGTTCCCCAGCAACCTGACCGGCTCATCGCTCCCATCGTGAATGACGTTCGCGGGCCAGCGGCCTTCGGGGTGCGGCGGAATGACGACGCCTCCGACCCCGTTATAACGGCCATGACCTTTGTGTTGACCGTGCCCCCTGCCTAGTCCAGCACTTTTGGCGCTACTGTGCGTTCCTCCGCTGTTCACCCTACACCCGTCCACATTGATCGCTCCTGTTCCATGCGCAAGCACGTTTTCGGCAACCGTTCCAACCAACGGCTTGCGAGCAACAGTGACCGGCTCCATGGCGGGCTTTAGAGCGGTCCCCCAGCCTTGCCATTGGCGGGCGGCGTCTGTGGCGGGGGCGGTGATTGTGGCGCCGTTATCGGCATGAAAGCCGCTTCCGCCCGCCGAGTTCACCAACCCGCGATTAACGCGGTTCGAGCGAAACTTGGACGCATCGAAACCAACGACCTCACGCTTCGCCCCAGCCGCCTTGTCAATCGCCTTCGATACGTCGAGAGATTTCGGAAACCCGCTCCCGTAAAGCCATGCAATCATGTCGCGGATTTCAAAGCCCGCGTCCTCGATACGAACCGCCATGCGGTGTTGCGTCCGCGTACCGGCGAACGCCAGCAAGTGACCGCCCGGCTTCAACACGCGCAAGCACTCGCGCCAAACGTCCTCGCTAGGGACATCATAATCCCACTTCTTGCCCATGAAGCTCAGGCCATAAGGCGGATCGGTTACAATCGCATCCACGCTGTTGTCTGGCAGTGCCTTCAGCACGTCGAGGCAGTCTCCATATCGAAGGTCAATCATTAGTTGACTGTCTCCCCAAACGAACTCATCCCGAGAGACTTAGCGATCTCTCGCGGGGTAAATTCTTCGGCCTGCTCCAGCGCGTACACGGCCATCCTCTTCGCGTAGCTCGGGTTTTCAATGATCGCCAGCAGGGCGGCCCTGAGCATCACCATCGAACTCATCGCCGCCACATGGGAGATCACGAACCCCTCCGGGTCTTCGCCCACTTCCTTCAAAGCATCCCTGAACGCTTCATCCAATTCCTGCCTATTCATTGGTTTTCCCCTTTGCCGCCAGCAGCGCCTGCTTCAGCGCCTCGCGCTGCTCCGGCTCTAATCGTGTTGCGTCGATAACCTCGGCCTGCATTTTGATCGGGCCGCCGTCAGCGCCAGAGACTTCTGTCTTGTTTCTGTCGCTGTAAATGCGGGGGGCGATCTTCATCGCCCGCCACTGCTTTGTTGAGACGATCAGCTTCACTTTATCCATCGTCTCGGGCGTTGCGCTCGCAGCGATTTCTTCAATCTCATCAACAAGATAGTCAGCGAGAGCCTCCCTCGCGCGCGCGCACCGGGCATAAAATTCGGGGCGGCTGTCAAACCACGCATACACCGTCACCCTCGGCGGCATGTTCGGATCCTTGCAGATCTGGGTGAGGTTTTCCCCTTCGATCATGCGCCTGACGATCTCGTCAGCGATCTCCTGCGAGAACGTCGAGGGCCTCCCCGGCTTGCCGGGGAAGGGCTTTTCTGGCGTGGGTTTGAAGCGCGGCATGTTTTAGGTCTTTCGCAGCTTGAGGATCCGGTTTCCGACAGATCTCGTCATCTTAGCCGACAACACAAGGATCGCGCCCAGCAGCAGGATCGGCCACAGGAAAAAGTCGCAGATCACATCGTCCTCCTGCCTATCGCCATCATGAGTGACGTAGACGGACAAGGCAAAGACAAAGCCGATCAGAACGTAGATGAGTACGGCGACAGCAATGCTCAAGATCATGACTTCGCCCTCGCACGCTCAAGGGCCGCCTGACCGAGCGGCGTGTCGGCAAGCATGCCCAGCTCCTGCATGTAGACGGCAATAACCGCCTGCTCCTCGCGCCGCTTGTCCGCGTCCTGCTTCCGCATGGCGATGATCTTTCTCAAGATCTTCACGTCAAAGCCATTCCCCTTGGCCTCGGCGTAGACCTCCTTGATGTCCTCGGCGATGGCCGACTTCTCATCTTCAAGCTTTTCGATCCGCGCGACGATTGACGTTAACTGACTGTTTTCTTTAGACATAGCACATCTCCCCTGAGAACCTGCCCATTCAGAGTATCAGAATTTCAAAAAAAGACAAATTGTCCTCAAATCCCGCTTGCACGCGAAAAGATTTCGTGTAGAATCAAATCATCGAAACACACACAGATGGAGATTGAAATGAACACGAACATCAAGAACCTACCCGCCGACCACACCTACTTCACCGAGATCGGGTACTCCGACAGCCATGTGTGGGTCGAGATCGCCCGCTCCGCGACTGGCAAGACGGTCCACCTCGCCCGCGTCGAGGTCGAGGCTGACCCAGAGTGGACAGCCAAGATGAAGGCGCACGCTGGCGGTTTCTGCGCTCACGTCTCAAACCAGTCTGAACAGACGTGGCTGTTTTCCCGCATCGTCCCCGGCTGGATAACGAAAGTCCGCCAGACCAAGAAGGGCTGGTCGCACCAAGGCGTGCGTTTCGTTGAGGGCCGGGCGCACCGGATCCACGACTATAATTTTTAAAAAAAGGGGCTCCGGCCCCTTCACACCGGAAAAGATTTCGTGTAGAACAATCCTGTCACCGACACCAACCCTGATGGAGCCCACCATGTTCAACCCCGACACCGCCGACCGCGCCCTCGCCCCCTGCGTTTATCCTGTCGAGGAACTGTGCCTCGACTCTGTTCTCGCTGGCGTGATGTTCAACGGCGAGCTTCAGATCGAGATCGATGAAACCGGCAACTGGTACATCGAATCCGTCACCGCCACCAACGCAAAGGGCGTGACGCAAGTTTACCGCTTCGGCCACCCGATCTTTGAGGCTGCCTCCACAGTGGTCCTCGCCGACGAGCGCCTCTGCGACCTAATCTACAAAGTTTGCGTTGAGCACGCGGAGTGGTGATGCCAGTCCTCCTCACCACCCACATCAAAGCCCTCCGCGAGCGTATCGCGGAGGCCGAGTGGCAGGACGAGCCGGTGGACGCCCTCCGGCTGCAACTGTCCATCGCGCTGGCCGCGCATGATCGCGGCGAGGTCTGGCATGTCCCGTTCTAAAAGATCCTACGAAGACCCTACGACCATCGCCTACATCTGCCGGGGATGCGAGCAGTCGGTTGCATCCCCAATCGTGTTTCACTGCAAATGGACGGTTGTCGCCAATTCTGGCCGCGCCCGCCAGATCCGCCTCACCGAAAGCTGGCACGGCAGCATTCTCTGCCCAAAGTGCAGCGTGAAAAACAACCACGTCTATCCGCGACACACAGAAGATCTTTTTTGGCACGACCCCTAATGGAGATTGATATGACCCAAGTCGCCACCCGCTCCGCCACCCTCCGCGCCGTCATGCGTTCCGCCGCTTTCGTGCGCGGCTTCAAAGAGGCCCGGCAGGGCCTGCCCATGGACTACGACGCCTACAACGGGGCCCGCGAGACCAACGAACGCTGGAACTACGAGCGGGGCCGCCAGTTCGGCCTCATTTACGCCGGAGCCGTCAAGGACGGGCGAACGATCAAGCACGACGCGCTCTGGAACTATGCCGCAGCGATCCGACTAAATTGGGTCCGGTGAAAAAAAGATGTTGTCACGCGAAAAGATTTCGCGTAGAACAATCATGTCGCAACGACGCAACCCTAATGGAGATTGATATGACCGCTTCCCTCGCCGACCGCTTCGCCGCCCTCAAGCACGAGATCGACGCCCTCACCAAAGAGTTCGACGCGGTGAAGGCCGAGATCAAGGCCACCGGCCTTGAGACCATCGTTGGCGAGCGCGCCATCGTCACCGTGTCCCTGTCCGAGCGCCGCACGTTCGACGCCAAGGCTGCCAAGGCTCTCCTGACCGACGAGCAAATCGAAGCCTGCACCAAGGTTCTCCTGATCGAGACCCTGCGCGACAAGCCCCTCGTGAAGGTCACCCTCGCGTAATCAACCCGGCGGGGCTCAAGCCCCGCCACCCAACCTGATGGAAAATAAAATGTTCTACGTAATTCCGAAGGGCGAAAACAACACTCTTTCCGCCGCTTACAGAACTCACGATTTTGATGAAGCCAAGGAGAAGTGTGATGCGTTGAAGACCGAAACGGGCACAGACCATTACGTCATTGATGTCAAAATGGTCTGGACGACAGAGACGCTAGAGCAACTGCTCGCCGACAATATCTAACCAGCCCGATGGACCCCACCATGACCCAGATCCACATTTCCGGCCACCACCGCGAATACACCTACCACGTCCGCCACTCGGCGGGTGACGACCGGGCCGATGTTGATGTTTATCACACCGAGCACCCGCAATCGTACAGCTTCGAGATGGCCGTCATCTCCCGCTCGCCCGGCACACTCCCGGAGGCGCTCAGGGACACCGTTAAGAGCTGGATAGACGGCATCTACAACCGCATGGGTATCTAACCCACCCCCACCCCCACAAAAGCCGCCAGCGACCTTCCTAGGGCCTCTGGCGGCGTTTTCATGAGGAGACCCCAGCATGCAGCCCGAAGAACTCCAAAACGCCCTCCTGCGTCACGGCCTGTTTCAGTCCGACATGGCTCGCATTTGCGGCGTGACCACCAAGACCATCCAGAACTGGCTCCGGGGCAGGCAGGACATCCCCCGCCCCGTCGCCCTGATCGTCATGGCCCTAGACGAGGGCGCTCTGTCCCTGCGCTGGCTCGCGCGGCACATCGATAGGGCGTGACGCCTCTCGCCCGTAAACGCGCTCCATGACCGCCCTAACCTCCTCAAAGAGGTTAGGGTTATTTTCCTTCATCCGCTCCACATCGCGCGCCTTCGTAATTCCATCCGGCCCCCACGCCAGCCAGTAATTGGCCGAGCCCCGGACCCGCTCTTCAGCCGTGATTTTAAAGTTCACGTAACCGCGTCCGATGTTTTCAGACTCGGACCAGATCAGCCACCGCTTCCCGTCGATGACGACCCGGCACTCGCGCCCCCACTTGCCGCCCCTCGGCGCATTTCCCAAAACCATTCTGCCCTTCATCATAGCCCAGCTCCTGTTTTCATCTTTTACTGTTTCGCCCAAGTAAAATCCTTGGTCCGTACCGCCCGCATCGCCCCCCCGGACTGCGGACCGGACCAAACCGGACTAATTCTTATAGAATTAGTACCGGCTCAGTCCGTCCGGTCTGGCCCGGTCCGGTCCGGGGGGAACGACGCCTTGCCCAGACCGGACTAGTCCGGAAAAGTCCGGTCCGGTCCGGACGGTCCGCTAGACCTTAACAACATCGCTGTAGCATGAGCTTCAGCGATAACCACCCACCCATGTTCGGTCGCTTTGATGATGTCGGCGGCCAACAAAGAGCCGATCAATTCTTGAGCTTTGCTGGGCTTTAAAACCTTCTCAATCATAGCATCGGTCATGCCATCCTCCCTCAGTTTAAACTTGAGCCCGGCCCTGCTCAGGTAGGGCCTCTCATCCCTCACCTCGGCCCCCGCAGACCACCACGCACGCTCGAATAATTTCCTATTCGCCTCGACCTTGCTGTCTTTTTTGTCCGTCTTTTTCGCGCGCGGGGCATCGTCCGGGACCGCCACGCAGGTCGTTGCCGGGGCCCCAAACTTGGTTGTCCCCATCTCCACGATCTCCAGCTTGAAGGGAATGTCCGCGCCCTTGGACGGCAGCTCTCGCTGCTTGGTCACGCTCGCCGTGCGCTCGTCCTCCGCCTCCGTCACCTCAATTTCGGTGTCGATATGCGCCCGGATCCCGGACCACCCGCGCGCCCCGCGAGCCTGATCTTTGCCGCTGTGATGGATAATCATGACCGCCGCGCCGGTCTGCTGTGACAGGCGGTCAAAGCGCGCCATGACCGGCCCCATGTCCTCGCCGCTGTTCTCGTTGGCCCCGGCTGACATGCGGGCCAGCGTGTCGCCGATGATGAGCCTGACGGGCTCCCCGCGCAGATCCTCGATGGCCCTGACCACGTTGAGCACGTCGAGTACGTCCCCGTCCCCCGAATAGAAGTTCAGCGGCACCGGCACCATCGCCAAACGCCGCAGGTCGCAGCCATAGAACCTCTTGAGCGCCTGCATTCTGGACCGGATGGAGCCGGGGGCTTCAGAAGCCAGATACAGCACCAGCCCCGGGTCCACCTTCCGCCCGTAGCAGGGCTCTCCCCGCGCCACCGCAGCAGCCAGCGATAGGGCGAAAAACGTCTTGCCCGAGTTGCTGTCCCCATACAGAACGGTCAGGCTCGTCATGGTCAGGAGGCCCTCGACCAGCTCGTTGGGCGGCTCGTACTCCTCGCCAAGCTGGTCGCCGAAAATCAATTTCAGCTTCTCAATGGGATCAACAGACCCGACCGGAGCCAGAAGGGCGCGTAGGTCGTGACCGGCCTGCACGTAGTCGTTGGCATCCCCTTGGACCGGGGGCATGACAACCCGGGCCCCATACTTTGCCGACGCCTGATCGGCGTACTTCTGGCCGGTGCCGGAGGCATCGTTGTCTGCCACGATCACCAGCTCCTGCCCCGCCCCGAACCGCTCCCGGATCTCGCCCGTCACCGGCACGAGATTGGACGCGCTGTAGGCCACGATGCAGGGGCGATTAGTCGCCTCATGGATAGTCGCCGCCGTCGCAAACCCCTCGGCGATATAGATTGGCCCGGGCGTGTCTGTGACCCCGATTTGCCAATATTTTCCGGTGGTGGCCCCGCCCGCATGGTAAAGTTTTCCGCCGTCATGGGCGATGTATTGCAGGCTAGAAATATTTCCGTCTGATCCATAAAGAGGGACAATCAATCGCCCGTCGCCCGTCGCCCTTGCCCCATGCGGCTGGACGCCCTTGCGCAGCAAATAAGGGTGCTCGGCGCTGGCGGGAGTGGCCTTAGACCATATGTAATCGACTGTGCTGGCGGCGGTCTCCCGGCTCTTTGCTAGTTCGGCGTCCCGAGCCGCCTTGGCCTCCGCCAGCCGCCTAGCGTGCGCCATCTCCTCGACGGGGCTGATCTGCCTGCCGATCTCCGCGCGCCAGTTGCACTCGACGCCCGAGCGCCAGCAGCCAAATTTGCCCGCCGGAACGCCGTCAGGGAACAAAATGTACCAGCCGCTGCGGTCGCCGTGGCCTCCCTGCCCCTTAGTTCCCGACCGAAAGCGGTGAAGCTTGCCGTCGAAGATAATCGGATGGGGCGGCGTCAGCCCCGCCGCCTGCATTGCGTCGGCGACCTGATGTTCGATGGGCGGCGGCTCGCTTTTCGACGCGAGCGTAAGCGGCCCGCCAAATATATTTGTAACATCAACCATCGAGCCGAACTCCCTGTGTTTTCAGGTAGTCAAGGATCTTCTGCACGGTCTCGTAATTCGCCCCGCTGCCGCCCACGAGGCGATACAGCGTGTTCGGATGGACGCCCGCGCCCCTCGCAACCTCTTGCAGGTTCATAAGGCTCAAGATTTTCCTGAGCTTGTCCAGTGGCATTTGTTTCGGCCCCCGTTTCACAATTTATTGTTTGACAATGCACGAATGGTTGGGTTTAATCAACCCCATCGCCGAACCGGAATGAACCGAAGCGGCGATGGAGCAAACCAAATGTCCACTTTTGAAATGTTTGTCATCTTTGGCCCTCTATGCGTTGGGGCCATTGTGTTCGCTGTCGCGTTTGAAATCGCGCGCGTGACGGGAGCCCACTGACATGGCCGTCTCTATCAAGCGCACTCGCGATCTCTCGCGCAATGGCGTCAAGCTCCTCGTGTACGGGGCGGCAGGCGCTGGCAAGACCAGTCTCATCACGACGCTGCCCAATCCGATTGTCTTGTCGGCAGAGGGCGGCCTGCTGTCCATTCAGGACGCGGACGTTCCGTACATTGAAATTGCGACCATTGACGACCTTCGTCAGGCGTACTCGTACATCGTCAGCGAAGAGGGTGCGGCCTTCGAGAGCGTTGCCCTCGACAGCATCTCCGAAATCGCAGAGGTGGTGCTGAACGCCGAGAAGAAAATCGCCAAGGATCCGCGTCAGGCTTACGGGGCGATGCAGGAGCAAATGGGCGATCTGATCCGCGCGTTCCGCGACCTGCCCGGCAAGCACGTCTACATGAGCGCGAAGCTGGAGAAATCGCAGGACGAAATGGGGCGCATACTCTATGCGCCCTCGATGCCCGGCAACAAAGTGGGCCAGAGCCTGCCCTACTTTTTCGATGAGGTGCTCGCGCTCCGCGTCGAGAAGGATGCGGAAGGATCCACCCAGCGCGCCCTGATGTGCGACACCGACGGCCTGTGGCAGGCCAAGGACCGCAGCGGCAAGCTGGCCGCGTGGGAGGCCCCGGATCTGGGCGCAATCATCGAGAAGATCAACAATGCTCGCTGAGTTGTCCGCCCAGTGGCTCGCCGCCAAAGAGGCGGAACGCGAGGCAATCGAAGTGCGCCGCGCGATTGAGGACCAGATGCTTGAGGCGCTCCGCGTGTCTCAGGCTCTCGACGGCACAGAGAACTACGAGTCGGAAGGCTACAAGGTGAAGGTTGTCGGGCGTCTTAATCGCAAGATTGACGCTGAGAAGTTGCAAGAACTCGCCATAGAGAACGGCGTGTACGAGCACCTCCAGAACCTGTTCCGCTGGAAGCCGGAGATCAACGCCAAGGCGTGGAACGCTGCGGATCCGTCGATAACCAATCCCCTGCTTGGCGCGATCACCACCACGCCCGGCAGACCATCATTCACCATCACCATTGTGGAGTAAGAAGCATGGCAAACCTTGGAACCGCATTTATCACTGACGACATGCCCGCCCCCAGCAGCTACGAGGTGCTCCCGGCTGGCTGGTACACGGCGAGCATTGGAAACGTCGAAATCAAGCAGACCAAGAGCGGCACGGGGCGTTACTTCGCCATCCGCTACAACATCACCGGGCCGACGCACGAGGGGCGCGTCGTGTTCTCGAACATCAATTTCGAGAACGCAAACCCCAAGGCCGAGGAGATCGGTCGCCAGCAGCTTCGCGGTCTGATGGAGGCTATTGGCCTCGCGCGACTGACTGACAGTGACCAGCTCGTTGGCGGCCACGTCAAAATCAAGCTGAAGGTCGAGAAGGACGATCAGTACGGCGACAAGAACCAAGTGACCGGCTTCTCGTCTGCTGGCGCTGCCCCGCCGTCTGCGCCAAAGGCCGCCGCCGCTGCGTCGTCCGCGCCGAAGGCATCGTCTGCGCCCCCGTGGGCTCGCTGATCTGACAACTCGCCGGGGCTTCGGCCCCGGCAACGCGAGGGGGAAAACCATGACTGACGACCGAGACATCTGCGAGCGGCTGGAAGACACCAACTACGACGGCGCGTTTGCTATGCGCCGGGAGGCCGCTAAGATAATTCGGGGTCTGCGCTACTACGCGGATCGGCTGGAGGACAATCTTCGCGAGGTTGGCTCGGAAGCCGAACGATTTCGTGAACACGTCGCCAAGCAGCAACTCGACATCATTACGCTGGGGCAGGAGGTTGGGCGGCTGCGGGAGGCATTGGAGAAGATAGCGGATGATGGAAACGCTACCGGCTGCAACCCACAGATCATGTGCAACACCGCCCGCGCCGCCCTTGGAGAGGAGAAGAAGAAATGAGCGACGAACAGTGTGGCGCAGATCCATTTGAAAATGGCTATGACCAAAAGCTCAGTGAAAAGGAATATCGCGAGCGCATTAAATACTTGATGCGGTGCCACGATGACTCCGCCGACGAGATTGAACGCCTGCGCGCTGAGAACGAGCGGCTGCGGGACGCGCTGAAAACATACGCTTGCCGCTGCGGCGATGGCGATTGCTACAAAGATGAGTTTGTCGCGTCATGCGGGCGCTCTGCACGCGAAGCTCTCGGCCTCATACTCAACGCCAACAGTTTGAATTACGCGCAGGAGATAGCGAGCAAAGCTCTCTCTGAACAGGACACATCGCCATGCCCGACAAATACAATCAAATAGGGATCCACTGCCCCAACTGTCACGACACGCGAAGCGGGGTGGTGATGACGCGTTCGCACGATGGAAAAACATTCCGCCGGCGCAAATGCAGAACATGCGAAAGCTTGTACACCACCGTCGAACAGTATGTCAGCGGCAACATGACAGCCGCTGTTAAGGGAGAGCAGAAGAATGGCTCCGATACCGCCGCCTAAGAATGACATCGCCTTGCTTATCGATCAGGCGCATGAAGTCAAAGAAGATCGCCCGCGTCCGCACCTTGGCGCATCGATGCTCGGCCACGCGTGCGACCGCTGGATATGGCTGAACTTTCGGTGGGCGGTGCGCCAAAAGTTTCCCGGCAGAATGCTGCGCTTGTTCCGGCGAGGCCATGCCGAGGAAGCGTCAATCATGCGCGATCTTGACATGATTGGAGTCGAGTTTTCCAAGCGCCAAGCGAACGTCAATTTTGGATCGCACGTCTCGGGCAGTGCCGACGCCATCATTGAGGGCGGCGTGCCGGAAGCGCCGACCGTTCGCCATATCGCTGAGTTCAAAACGCATAACAAAAAATCCTTCGACGCCCTCGAAAAGGAAGGCGTGAAGAAGGCAAAGCCGGAACATTGGGTTCAGATGCAAGTCTACATGGCGGGAACGTGCATAGAGCGCGCCCTGTACGTGGCTGTCTGTAAAGATGACGACCGCTACTACACAGAGCGGGTGAAGTTTGACAAAGAGGCCGCCGAGAGCCTGATCGCTCGCGGCAAGCGTTTGGCACTGGATAGTCGCATGCCGCCGCCAATCTCGACAGACCCCTCTTGGTATCAGTGCAAGTTCTGCCCGGCGCATGAGTTCTGTCACCAGACCAAGCTGACGCAAGAGGTGAACTGTCGGACCTGCGCCCACTCGACGCCGAAAGAGGACTCGACGTGGAGGTGCGAGCGGCACGATGCTGATGGCATTCCCTACGAGTACCAACTGAAGGGCTGCGAGGCGCACACCCTGCACTTCGATTTGGTGCCGTGGAAGGTCAAAGAAGGCATCAACGAGTGGACGTTCGTCTATGAGATCGATGGCAACGACGTGTCGAACGGCGAGCCGGATGCGACCATATTTTCGTCCCGCGAAATCCTGACCAATCCGTCCGGGTGCGCCAATGGGGCGGTGCAAAAGATCCGCGAAATGTGGCCCGGTTCTGAGGTGGTGAAATGAAACTCCGAGATTATCAGCAGCGCACCATCGATGAGCTGTACGTATGGTTTGAAGCCGGGAACAAGGGCAACCCATGCATCGTAGCGCCAACGGGCTCGGGCAAGAGCCACATCATAGCGGCCCTCTGCAAGGGGGCCCTGCAAGACTATCCTGAGACGCGCATTTTGATGCTGACGCACGTCAAGGAGTTGATTGAGCAGAACGCCCAGAAAATGCTTCAGCACTGGCCCGGAGCGCCGCTTGGTATCTTCTCCGCCAGCTTGCGGCGAAAGGAGCTGGAGGAGCCAATTACATTTGCAGGAATCCAATCCATTCGCAATCGAGCGGGAGAGATCGGCCATGTCGATCTGGTGATTATCGATGAATGTCACCTCGTTTCTCACGAAAACGAGGGCGGATACCGTCGCCTTATTGGCGATCTAGCCACCATCAACCCGCGCCTTCGTGTGATCGGCCTTACGGCCACGCCCTACCGGCTCGGGCATGGAATGATTACCGACGCCCCAGCCCTGTTCGATGCGCTTTTAGAGCCAGTCAGTATCGAGGAGCTGATCCACAAAAAGTATCTGGCGAAACTCAGCAGCAAGACAACAAAGGCAAAGCTGGATCTGTCTGGCGTTCACCAGCGCGGCGGCGAGTTCATCGAAAGCGAGCTTCAGGCAGCAGTGGACAACAAGATGACGAACGAAGCTGTCGTGCGCGAGGTTATTGAGCGGGCGGGCGACCGTAAGGCGTGGCTGTTTTTCTGTACTGGCGTCAAGCATGCCCGCAACATGGCAGACATGCTGAAAGATTGCGGCATCGCGGCGGATTGTGTGACTGGGGACACGCCAAAGAAGCAGCGCGAGGAGATCCTAGACGCCTTCAAGTCTGGCGAGCTTCGAGCCCTCACAAACGCCAATGTCCTGACGACCGGCTTTGACTATCCCGACATTGACCTCATCGCCATGGTGCGACCCACCATGAGCCCCAGCCTATACGTTCAGATGGCTGGGCGAGGGATGCGACCCAAGTCACACACTGACCACTGTCTGGTTCTGGACTTTGCTGGCGTGATCGAAACGCACGGCCCCATCACCGCCGTCAGGCCGCCAAAAAAGAAGGGAGACAGCACCGGGGAGGCCCCTGTGAAGGTCTGCGAGGCTTGCGGCGAGCTGTGTCACCCCAAAGTGGACAAGTGTCCATCCTGCGGCAATCCATTCCCGCCGCCAGCGCCGAAAAAATGGAAACTGTCCGACGTGGACATCATGGGGATGGATGGGGCCGAGATGTCAGTCACCTCGTGGCGCTGGCGCGTCCATGTGAGCCGCGCGAGCGGCAAGGAGATGCTCGCCGTCACCTACTATGGCGGATATGCGGAGCCGGGCATCACAGAGTATCTGACGATTGGCTATGACGGGTATCCGGGCCAAAAGGCGGCAAAGCAGTTGTCAAAAATGGCGAAGGATGCGGGCGTTTCATATGGTGGGATAGCGTTTAGGGGGCTTGAAGAAATCGTCGCCACGATGAATGATGGGGATCCCCCGGACGTTATCGAGTACCGGATGGACGGCAAATACGCCCGCATCATTAAGAGAGTTTGGGATGAGCAAGCATATGAGACCGCCTGAGCCTGACTTCGTAAAGGCGTGGCGCGAGTGGGTTAAGAACGGCCCGCCGCGCTGCTGCCACACATGCAACTTCTACAGCGTTAATGGAGAGTGTGGCGTGTTCCATGTGATGCCGCCAAAGGACTTCGCGGAGGCGTTGGACGAGTGCGAAAAGTGGGAGCCGGAGCTTCCGTTTTGAGCGAGCACCTTGAGCAGCGAGAGTTCGTTTCATGGTTCCGCAAGAACCATCCGGGCGTTCGGATCTTCGCCATCCCCAACGGTGGCGCAAGATCGCTCGCCACGGCATCCCGGCTGAAAGCAGAGGGCGCGACCGCAGGTGTGCCCGACTTGTTCATCCCGGCATGGTTGGTCTGGGTCGAAATGAAGCGCGTAGGCGGCGGTACGTTGAGCCAGAAGCAAAAGGACTGGCGAGAGTATCTGACCTCAATCGGCCAGACAGTAATCGTGGCGCACGGACAGGAAGACGCGAAGGCTCAGTTAACGTCCCTGCGGCGCTGATTGTCCATCTTGTGGTACTGCTCCCAGCGGATCCGCCCGTCTGACTTTAAGACAATCGGCAGCCGCCACTTGTAAGGCACCTGTCCACGCTGTCGCCACTTGGCGGTGGCGTACTTCGTCACCCCAAGCTCATGAGCAATCTGCTCAATCAAGTCCCAATTCACCGCAGCCATGCATCACCCCTTATCGTGGGCGAACCTAAGACAATTTGTCTGTGTGGTCAAATGCGAGACATTTTGTCCTTGACGGTCTTCTTCCTCGGCGAGTATGATTGGCCCATCCTTTAGTTAAGGAGATGAAATGAAGTTTCTTCTGACCATGCACATGCCGTCAAACCAAGGTAAACCCGTCCATCAAATGACCTGCGAAATAAAGGGCGTAACAAACATCGTTGAGTTTTACGAACTCCTGCATCGCAATGACTTCATCATCGTCGATGAATACTACTATGACGCAGAGGATCGTTTCCAATCTGCTGGAAAGTACAAGCTGCGCGGCACAAACATCGTAAACTGTGCCTTTATCGGCAAGATCCGCGTTCTGGAGGAGCGGTAAATGGACCCCCACAACACACTCAAAGAGTGCGCACGTCTGATTGGCGAGCGCGGAGAGGACTACGGAGGGATTGAGGACAACTTTGCTAAGATCGCCGTCATCGCCTCGCTGGCGACTGGGGTAAGGTTCACGAATTACGAAGTGGCCATGATCCTTGTGGCCACGAAGCTCGCGCGCATGTCCGGAAACCGAGACAAGCGCGACAACTATCTGGACGCCATCAACTACTTAGCCTTTGCATCGGAGATGAAACATGGGACCGCTGACCGCGATGGATCTTCTACTGTCTCTCCCGCTGGAGGGAGCGAGCAATAAGCCTTGCCACGTAGCCAATCCGGAACTGTGGGAAGCATGGTGCTCCGCGATGGATCGTCCGCATGACAACCCGACCGATGTCTGGTCGGAGTACGACGTGGCAAGCTCGGTGGAGATGATGCTTCGTAAGTACATTCGTGATCGGGTTGCAGGGGAACGGGTGGAATGAATATTGAGGAACAGCGGGCGCATTATGCGGCGGTCAAGAGCCGCCTTGCGCCAAAGGCTGCGCCCATCACAAGGGTCGAGAGGCCGCCAAAGATTGAAAAAGACACGATGAGAAAGGAGCAGCGGCACGCTGCAATGCTGATGTACGGGCTGCCAATTGCTTCGCCAAGCATCAGGGCTTCTGTTTCGTCAATCTTGCTGGCCTACAACGTTTCTTGGGTCGCAGTAGTGGGAAGGGGGCGCAGGCACCGTGTCTGCATGTGCCGGCGTGCAATCACTTGGTTGCTGCACACTCGTGGGTGGTCGTATCCAAAGATCGGAGAACTGATGCGGCGCGATCATTCCACATGCGTCTATGCCGTCCACAGAGCAAATTCTTGGCAATATCCGAATGACAATAAAATCAAGAGAGGTCGTTGAGCATGATTTTAACTCCGAAAATGCTCAGAGAGATTAAGCCAGTTGACCCCTTCGTGGAGAGGTCTGTAGCGAACGGCATGACTTATGGCCTCGGCCCTGCGGGCTATGACGTGCGCGTTGCGGAGCGGTTGCTCTTGAGGCCGGGCGCGTTCGCGCTGGCGTCAACCGTGGAACGCTTCACCATGCACGACGACATTATCGGCTTCGTTCATGACAAATCGACATGGGCTCGCATGGGGCTCGCAGTGCAGAATACGGTCATCGAACCCGGCTGGCAGGGCTGGCTGACGCTAGAGTTGACCAATCATGGATATAGCGAGATCATGATCGAGTCCGGATCGCCCATCGCTCAAGTGGTGTTCCATATGCTGCCGGAGCCGACAGAGTTGCCGTACAGGGGCAAGTACCAGAACCAGCAGCGTGGCGCGCAAGTGGCGAGGCTTGAGGAATAACATCAAAAAACCGCGTTGTTGGAGGGACAAATATGAAATCAGTTTCGCTGCGCCAGCACCGGGGCAAATACAGCCCAGAAAAGAGACGCCAGAAAGCAATCGCTGGCGCGGCGAAGAGCAAAATCCTGAATGAATCCAAGCCAGTCACGCTTCCAGAGGTGAAGGTTCTAACCCTAGAGGAGATCGAAAGGAAGTATGGCAAGTAAGACGCAATCTTCTTCAACCGCAAGACCTATGGAGTGATCGGTCCTGCCAGCAACAGGAGCACGCATGCGAGCCTTTTTGTTTATCGCTGCTTTGGCTATGTCCAGCAGCGCGGCAATGGCGGAGATGTCATCGGCAGAGTTTTTTGAACGAGACAGAACTGGACAATGGACAGACAGATCCGCCCCCATCAAAGCATCCGGAGCCGTTCAAAAGATTGTAGCCAAACAAGCAGCCCAAAAGCTGGGGCCTCAATGGGTAGATGCAGCGCTTCGCATCGCCAAATTAGAGAGCGGATTTAATTGCAGGGCCACTGGGCCGTCCACACGCCACGGGCGAGCCAGAGGAGTGATGCAGGTCATGCCGGGATCGGCGAGAGCCCTTGGATATGACCCTTCGAAGCTCCACGACTGCGAATATGGAATAGCTGCCGGCATTGCGCACATGAAGCTATGCATTCAGCACGGGGTTCGCACAACGCAAGAGATGGCGCGTTGTCACGTTGCCGGCGTCGGCGGATGGAACAAGAAACTCAATCGCAACGCTGAGAGGTACAAGCAGCGTTATGCGGCTATGATTATCGAGAGAAGAATGTAAACTCGAAGAACATCGGGATGTCCCCGATGTGTGACAGCCGCCTTCCGGCCTCGCCGAAAGGCTCTGTCGTGTCCCCCTGACTTGGCTCCCGGCTTGTCACCGGGAGCCTTTTTCTATCAATAGGGCCCGCGCATGATGTACGCGAGCGCGTAGTACGGGGGCAAGTTGGCGTTGGTGCCAGAGACGCCTTCGGTTGAGTTGGCGACCGTGACGCCGGTCAAAGCCTCACCGATCTGGTTGCTGTCGGATGCCGCGCCTGTGTTGGCTGCCTGAGTAGATGTCGTCGATGAATTGAGGACGAATCCGCCCGTAGTAGTTGAGCCAACAGAGCTTTGAGTAGTGAGGCTGACCCTGAATTCGTGACCATGCCCCGGATCCGTCACTGTCGCCGTATGCGTGTGGCTGACGAGAACGGCGTTCTTGTCGCCGCCAGTCTGCGTGAGCGAACCGGTGATGTTGGTCTTGGCGACGCCCGCATCGTCTTGCGTTGCGCCGATGACAAACTTGTCGCGAAGATCTGGCGTGCCGTTGCTGCCATTACACAGAAACCAGCCAGTCGGAATGGTCGCAATAGTGCCCGACCACATGACGATCCCGCCTACAGGGAAGCGATCTGCCGTCGAGCGCGTGGAGCGGATGTTGGTTCCGTCCGAATATACAACCTCAATCTGACCCTGCGGAATAGCGACAGACGTTCCGCCGCCTGCAGTTGTGCCAATAGTCAGCGTAAAGTTTCCGCTAGTGGCGTTTCGAACAATCCATTGGCCACCAACACCAGACGGAACGTTGTAGCGGACGTTGCCAGTTAATGTGGCGGCGCTTTGCAAAACGAGCTTTTGATACTGAGAGGCGGAGAGAGTGAATGTACCTGTGACATCGGTCAAGGATGTCAGGCCGCCAAACGCCGCATCAATAATGTCCCAGTCTGTATTGACGGGGCCCGACCAACCGGTTGGATTGCCGGAGTAGTCGTTATAAGCGGGCTTTTCGATGCTTTTATTTGTTGTGAAAGAAGATGCCATATCTAGCCCCCTCAAATATGCTGATTAGCAACCTCAAGAGCCTTGGCCACCGTGTCGTCGTCGGTGTTCAAAAGCTTCTCGGTGCTGGACGTTACATGATCTTTTGCGCTCTTGGCGAGAGCCTTCAGGTTCACCGCTCCGCCTGTGGCACGGGCGGGACGCTCCTGCTCTCTCTCCATAGTGCGAACGTGCTGATCGTAGGCCGTCGCTAGAGTGGTGTTCATGCGATTGAACACGCGCCGGGCGACCGCGTTTTCTTCAACCAATCGAGCCAACTGAGCGACCTGATCGGGATCTCGTGAAAGGACCATGGGCATCATGGCGTTGGCGACACGACGATCCGCCGCCGCATACATGCCCTTTCCAGCAGCTCCAATGCCGGCGGCGATCAGGGCCTTTGTGATCGTCTCGGGCGGAAGGGCCGCCTGCATCTGGATGATGTTGGGCAGGTTATCTATCGCCGCAGCGCCCAGCCCAGCGGTGACGCCAACTGTCCCGGCGGTGGGGCCGCCAGCGGCGGGGCGCATCTGCGGGAGGCGACGAAGAACGTCCTCCGCGATTACAGACCCGGCGATTTGATAGTACCGGTCGTCGCCCAGAACAGTGCGCATGTCGCGCTGAAAATTTCTGTCGTTGCGGAACTTGTTGGCCAGAGGACCAATGTTTCCGCTCAAAGCCCTTTGAGAAATGGCGTGAGCCACGCCAACGCGCAGGGCCTCCTGATTTTCAGGGGGCATTGCCTGAAACTCGCGCCTCACATCTCCGCGCTTAAACGGGTTCTGCTGCGCTGAGAAAAGAGACTGAGCGAAGTTAAAACCAGCCTCTGGCGCGCTCTCCCCCTGAAACGTCCTGCGGCTCACGCCAAGAGCTGTTTCATACTCAGGAACGACACGGTAGATCCTCTGGCGCAGCTCGTTGCGGGTCGCCGTGTATTCGCCGGCGAGGTCGTTTTCCCCCTCCCGCTTAGCCTTCTCGATCATGTCCCCGAATTTTTGGTCAACCTTGTGCCAGTAGCTCAGATTGCCGTCGATAACCTGCGCAGGGCGTCCGGGAGAGCCCTGTTGCATCCGCAGCCCCTGCGGCGTTTGAACAATCTTGCTCTCAACGGCGGGGACGGCAGGGATTTCTTGAAACGGCTTGATGTTAAAGCGCGTCAACTCTTCGGCGGAAATGTCGGCTCGCCGCATCGCCTCCTGCATGGAGGGCGTGCGCATCAGGTCGCGCAAGATGTCGCTTGGAATGCTGTCTGCAACCGGATTGGCGCGAGCAAGGCCAAACACGATGTCGCGAGTGGTGCGGCCCTGTTCACGCTTGAATTGCGTAAACGCATCCGCATCCACAGGGCGGCCAATCGCAGACACGACAGTTTGTTCAACTCTATCGCCGGCTTGGCCAGCACGCTCCGCCATATCTGCGTTGAACTGGGCGAGGCGCGTCTGGTTAAGAGACGAAGTCCCGGCCTTCTTCTGGATCAGAAGCATGGTCTCCGGGCCCGCCATATCCGTCAGCGTAACAGGGCGACCCTCGTTGACTGCCTGCCGGACCTGCTCCGGCGTCATGCGCAACTGGCCCTTGCTTTGATCTCGCAAGAGAGCATCAGCAATCTCGTCACGGGCGGTGGCCGCCGGCAAAAGCGTGTTGGCGGCCTTGGCACCAAGGAAGCCGCCGCCAAGCGCCGATACGAGCCGCCAGTAGGGTTCGTTCTCTTGCCCCTTTGTAAGCTGCCCAGCCGTCTCGCCAGCCGCGCCAGCAGCCGCGCCGGTGAGGGCGCGCCCAGCCATAGTGCGGAGGCCTCCGGGGAGGCCCGTGACGCCGCCCATGACAGCCTCTTCGGCGACCTTGCCGTAAGGCGTCTCTGCCTCACGAGCCAGCAGCGGAGCTTGCACGCCAAACAGCTCCGGGCGCGCCTTTAGCTCTTCGCGCGTGCCCTTGAATGTCGGCTGGCC